ACCGCCACCAAGGCGCGGCAGCGGTTTCTGCCGTGCCAATGTTAGGTTGCGAAAACCATGCCTGTAGGTCATCAACACTACGCATATGCCGTAGTTCTTCGTGGCCGCACATCCATTCACCATAAGTCAGAAACTGGGACAGCCAAGCTGACCTTGATCTGGGTAAAGAAAATACGACAAATGGCGGCATTAACTAATTTCGCGGCCCGACGCGCGCAAGTTAACGGCGGCGGCTGCCGATGCAAGCGTTGAGACAAACCCGCCGGATAGCAAGGTGTGGCCTACGATTTCAGGAAAGGTGTAAGTCTCGCCGGGTTGCAGCGTCCGCGTCTTGACAATCAGGTTGCTGTTGCCTGTAGCTTCACTAACCGTTGCCAAGTTGACGCTTACGTTAACCATGCCGCTGCTGAAGTTAGTAGCCGTGAACTTGTCAATAATAGTCGTAACGCCAGTTGCCACATACTGCGTAGTCTGAGCGTTTTCGATATTTTTAGCGGGAATGATGTTTGTTGCGATAATTGGCATGAGCCGATCCTATCAGGTTACGTTGCCGGTGACGTAAAAGATTTCAGTGCCAACGCACAGCACTGAGGCCGCGCCGTAGGCTGCGATGGTGCGGCTGCCGGTGGTTGCAGTGCCTGCAAGCCGTAGCGTTGTGCCAGCGCCCTGTGTCAGCGTAATGGGGCTGGCGCTGCTGTTAATAACAAGAAATTGGTTGCCTGCCACAAACACGCCAGACGGTATCGTGGTAGTCGCAGAAACATACAGATGCTTTTCAACATCTGACGCGGCGGCGGTTGTGTTGAGACTTTGTGGGTAGCCACGGTAGCCAACAGTATACGGCGTGCCAACACTGTCATTAACAGTTGACCCTGATGCCATACCTGTGATGGTCTTGTTTGTCAGCGTCTGGGTAGCTGTCAGATAGACGCCGTTTGTAACTGTGCCCGCGTTGCCGGATATATCACCAGTGATAGTGGAGCCAGTAATTGTAACGCTGTTTATTGTGCCGCCAGTTATTGCTACGTTGTCAGAGTTTTGGCTAGCAATAGTGCCGTAAGTTGCAATGTTATCAACGGTCCATTGCAGCACATTAGTCGCGCTTTCCAAGACTACTTTGTAGCTAGAAGCATTAGAGAACCACAGGTTGCATTCGCCGCGAGAGTCAAGAATAACCGGGTTTGTGTTGGGTGTAATTGCCGCTTGACTTGTGTATGTTTCCAACGGGGTTGTCGTACCAGCAGCGTAGGTGTACACCTTGCCTCCAACTAGCGGATTGCCGCTAGCATCGAAGAATTGTGCTTTAGGTTGTGGAGCAAGAACAGCCATATCTAAACCTTAATTAATGTTATCAGTAACCGTCAGAATGACGGACGGAATTGCGGGGACAGGGGCGCTGGCGCCCACTGCAAGAATTTGACACCCTGTATCATCAGTAGACCAAACCAGTTCAAAATAATCGCCTGCGTTTAATTCTATCACATAATTCCATGCGGCGACAACTGCTGCGTCGTTTCCAGCTAAAGTTACTTTCCCCGCAGAGTCCGCCGCATCTACACCATTTACTCTATACCAGATATAAACGTGTTTGGCGCTAGCTGATGCTTTGCTAAGTTGCGCGGAAAATTGAAAGTTGTAAGTGTTTATCCGATCTACATAAATGCGCGACGTAGGTGTGCCGATGTAGACGCCATCAGTTATGTCTGTGGTGTTAAACGTGATTGGATACGCCGTATTGATAACGGCGGCTGTTTGCGTAGCGGTATCAAAGAACACGCCGTGGCGTTTAGAGTCAACTTGCGGGGTATACACAGGCGCCAAGTCCTGCCCCATAGACGAACTTGCCGCAGAGTTAGCTTGGCCGCCGCCCGTCAACGTAAAGATATTAAATAGATACCTGTACCACTCTCGCGTCACGGTGCCGTTTGCCGCGTCAACGATTGGCACGCGCGACGCGGGGATACGGGTAAGTTGGTCGTTAAGCATTTGTTCCGCTCAACATCAGTTCAGCGCCAGTAAGGTAAATGCGGACAGGATCACTGCCAGATACTTCGTAGACGCGGTCGCGCAGCTTTAGCGTCATGCCAAGCCGCCGCCATATGACGCGTGTGCCTGTTGCGCCTACCTTGCCCATAGAAGCCCAATGTTCGTTGGACCACGTATGGCCGCCATCGTCAGACCAGCGGAGCATGGCTTGCGGATCATCCCCTTGGCCGGTTGCTATGCCTACGCCCGTTTCGCATTCAAGCTGCAAAGAATGGTTTGCTGTACGTTTAAGACTGTTTTGGCCTGTTGCCAGCGCGCGCCACGACCGCAGCCAACGCTGGGCTATTCCGTTGTCCTCAAAAACATTTGGCTCAAACGTATAAATGTTCCCGTTTACATAGTCACCAACAACAATATTGCCTTGGAAGTTACACTGGCAGTTGCTGCGGTGGCGTGAAAATACGCCGCTATTACCTGAAGCAGTAAGCGGGCGCACTGTGTAGAACGCACCGGAATAAAACGCTTCAGGCTCAAACGCGCCTTCAATGGGCGCAATAGCGGCGTAAGATGACCGTTGATGCCACGCGCCGGTGGCAGCGTCGTACACCCAAGTTTCATTTGCAGACGGGAACGACAAGACGTAAAACGCATGGCCGTCCTGCTGGTAGGTGTAGCCTATAGCGTCGCTCATATTTAGGTAGTTTTGAATTTGCCACTCAATTGCGTGCGTAGATATGCGCTGCGCGGAATAGCCGGTTGCACGGTAAATAATACCTTGGCCGCGCGCGTCCGCACCAAGCCAGAACACAGTGTTGTCCATCTTGGCAATGGAGTACGGCGCGGCGCAGCCAATCTCGTTAAACGCGCCTTGGATCGGTGAAAGCGGAAAGTCTAACCCGCCAGAGTTGTACCACACTTCGGTCGAGTCAGTACCAAATACCCAGCATTCGCGGTGGTCTACTAATATGCCCACAACGCCGTCGGGGCTACCTTCGGCGCTGGCAAACTCTAACGGGTCGATCTGGGCGCCGTCAAAAAGCTGCGTCACCCAAAGTCGCTGGCTGTTTGGCTCGTTGAATACAAAATAGCCGTCCAGATAGCCAACAGTGACCGCGCCCGGAAAGTCAGGGTCAGTAATTGGGCCAAACGTGTTGGTTGACTCATCGTAAATATACGCGTCAGGATTGCAGGCAAAGAATATCTGCGTGCCGTTGTCGGCAATGGACACAGGACCAGTGCCAGTTACGTCGCCCAGCTTGACAGGTGTCCCTGTCAAACTTGACAGTTTGTAGACTTCAAACCCAGACACAACATAAAAGTCATTGCCGCGCGTCTGATGCGCCCACAGCCCGCGGATCGGGCCGTCGCCAATAGTTTGTTGGGTTAGCAGGCCGGGGCAACGCTGAATAAACGCTGGTTCTAAGCCTGCTTCCGCCACAACTTCGGGAAACATATTTATCATGCGCGCGTTGGCAGCGTTTATTGAACGGGCCACATACGTGCTGCCGAGTATGGGTGTCTTCATTAATAGTTACCCGCAAAAATGTTATACCGCTGGCGTGTTGCTATGATGCTGTATGGCATTGACATGATGTCGTTAGGGTTGTTGATGCGCTTCAGGTTGCGCTTGGATGTCATAGCCAAACGCTGAACCTGTGGCGACGGCTCAACGCCAAACTCAGGTGCTAGTTCGCACGCTAGGTTATAGCGGAACGCACGCAAATAGCCGGGCGGAAATGTCAGGACTGTGTTAAGCAGCGCGGGCTGTGTTAGTTCTTCAACCGAAATAAAATGCCATTCCAGCGCGCGCGTCGGGCGCGGGTAAATGAACATTTCAATGTCAGGATACGTCATGTTGGTAAAGATAACTTGCGGAAATGTAGACGACACGGTCTTGACCGCAATGCCATCATACTGCTCTTGGTTGATCATTTTGATGCCGTAGCTAACACCAGTGCTAGGGTCTTTGAAATATGTTGCGTCATCCAACAGGACAGGGCGGTTACCAACAAAATCGCCAGACGGCCCCAGCGTGCGGCTTAATATGCTTGCAGGCCACGTAAATACTTGGTCTTGCGTAGCGTAGACAGCAAGGCGCTCTGTATTCCAACTGTCGATCATCTGGTTCATGGCGCGCAGTGCGTCTTGCGACGTTTCAGCCGATGGAGTTTCGCCTTCTGCCAGAACACCTAGCAGCCTAAGCGAACCGTTAATTATGTCACCGGCAGTATCCATCTGTTTTCCCCTGAAAAGGCCGCCCCGACCGAAGCCGGGGCGAACTTATTAGCCAGCAATACGGTACAAATTGTACGTAGCTTCGCCAGTTTTAACTGCGCGGAACAGAACGCTCTTAGACGCAACGCCTGCACCTGATCCAACCAACGTCCAGCCTGTGCCGACTACGATGGTAGGAACGCCAGTGCTGGTAGCAACTAAGGCAATGTCAAACGATGAATTGACTTTTGCGCCGGTGATGTCGGTGTTAACCGCGGTAACCGTTGGGAGCGTAATGTCAGCCGCACTAGCCGAAGTGTAGACAACAAGGCCACCAGCCAAGTCGGCAGATGTCAGAGTAGCCGCTGCGGTAAGCGCGGTAGGGATTGCCGAAGTGCCCAAAGTAACTTCGCTGATATTGCCGTCACCAACTTGGTAACCGCCAGCGCCATTAGGTAGAATAGCCATTATATAAATCCTTTAAGAAAATTGGCCCCCAGCGAACCGGGGGCCGTTATTAGATTAACCCCACATCCGAACGGCCATCTGCGGACGGATCACGCTGTAGCCATACAGAACGTCGATACGGCAAGGCATACGGTCATTGTTGATGTCGTAATCACGAATGATACGCAAGCTGATGCCGTTGTGTACCTGACGCGAAGCCATATCTACACCCTGTGGGAGCAGAAGGTCGGCGGTTGCGAAGGTAATGGCATCCTTGTGGTATACGAGGTTCTGCGGGTATTGCGTAGAAGCCGTACCAACAAAGATAAGCGCCTTGCTGTTGCCGGGCAATACGTTGACGGTAGCAAGTGCTTGACCAGCCGAGTAGATCGGCGCAACAGTGACGTTACCAGCGCCAGCGCCGCTGAGTGTGACATCAGCCACAGCAACGAACTGGAACAACGAACCAGTGCTTTCACGGGTCTGCGGGTTGACTTGGAAGCAGTCAGCTACAGTGAACACATCGCCAGCCTTAACCGTAGCAGATGCGCCAGCGCCAGTGATGGCGATGGTGGTTGCACCTTCAGTGGTAACAGCCGCCGAAGTCGTGCCGCCAGTTGCAGTACGCGAACCAGTGGTGAACTGCTTGATGGACTGCGACATATTGATTTCTTCGTAGCCAAGTACGCCTGTACCCATCATGCCGTTCTTGAACTGCTTGCTGATTGTGTCAGTTGGGTTGAATAGACCCTTCAAACCTTCAACCAAACCAGCGTTAGCGGCAGGGTTAACAGTTGCATAGCGCGGTGACATTCCGGCAGCGGCTTCGTTCAGCTTCTGTTGCGCTTGCAAAAGAACCGACGATGTAGCTGGCGTAACGCCGGGCGAACCAACAGTGTTACCAATGGACAAGAACGAGTTTGCAACGTCAGCGTCGATGCTGGCAGCAAGCTGCGAGATACGTGGCTTGAGAACGCGGTCTGCAAAATCGTCAAGCTGCATTGTCAATTCAGCAGTTGTGAAGTTGACACCGATGTGCTTCTGGCTGGCAACTTGCAAAGTTGTGAACTGCTCGTTGTCATCCTGTACCTGAAGGGCTGCGCCATCAGTTACAAGCGCACGATCCGGCAAGCGAATACGCAGGGTTGAACCAATCTTTGCGCCTTCAACAGCAAAGCTGTCATCGTACTGGCGGTTTACGTTACGGGTAAGCACGAGGTTGTTCTCCAGAATTTCTAGAGCCTTCCGCGTGATCATATCAATTGTTAAAATCG